AGGTCTGGAAACCCTATACCTACGCCGTCACCGCTGCCACCGAAGTGGCCACCCATGCCGCTGATACGGAACTGTTTACCTTCTGCGTCTTGCTGGTAGACCTGGATGCCAGCAACTAGCAGCAAGGACAAGAATCGCCCTTCTTCAAGGTGACCTCGGTTCCACAGTCGCAGCATGCGGCCGGTGACTCGTGTCTTAGTGGCCCATCTGAACCCGTACCAGATCGCACGACCGCATTCAGAACCGAGTACACTTGCGCCGAGATGGGAACGAAAGCCTTCTTCTGCACCTCGGTACGCGTCCGCCATGTGCGGGAGTACCTTGGCCTGCATTTGACGGAACGCTGCGCCTTGGTCTCGTGCTACAGCCTCTTCAAGAAGCGCCAGAGTCTTGGTGGCGACAATCACGTTCGCTGGCATGGGTGCTCCCTTGGCGAAAAAAGGCGGCCCGAAGACCGCCTGTCAACTTCACACCACGAGGACAACTGCTCAGGTACCGGGTGCGCGCTGCCACGGGGGCACCGCGCCTTGTGGGTTCTGCCCAGCGGCCCACGGAACTTGCTGTGCCGGAGGCGTTGCGGGTTGCTGCTGTTGCGGGGCCGGCTGCTGGGGCGCCTGTTGAGCTTGGGGCTGTGCACCCCATGGCGGGGGCTGCATCGGGGCCTGTGCGGGCATTTGGGCCGGTTGTTGCTGGGGTTGCTGCGGCTGCGCGGGCGCCGGTTGGCTCCATGGTTGCTGGTTCACGGGTGGCGCCCATCCAGCCGGTGCGGGTGCCATTGCAGGTGCCATTGCTGGTGCTGCGGGAAAACCTGCCGGCGCAGCTTGTGCGGGTGCATCGGGGACGAAGTTCGCGGGGCGGTATGCCACGATGTCGTTCTTGGCGCCGTACTGCCCGGTCGCAGCTTCGATCTTCACCTTCAACTTGATCGGGATGCCGTGCAGTTGCTCGCTGGCCTGCACTTGCAGCACACCGGAGGCGTGACATACCGCGCTGAACTCTTTGTAGGCGATTTCCTGCGCCACCGGGTTGCTGTTGCGCAGGTTGAACCGCGCGAACAACTTGCGGCCGGCGTATTGCCCGCTGATGACGTTGTACCGGCATTCGAGGAATGCGTGGCCGGTGGTGGCCGCGTCCTTGGTTGGCTTCATTTCCGACGCGTCCATTGCCGCATCGTACCATCCTCCTGGAATGGGTTCCAGTTCGCCGGTGCTCGGCGGGACATGGGTTGCGTCGAAATTGATGACAGACATGAGATCTCCTAACGTGTGTAGACATCGATGCCAGAGGTTTTGTACAGTGCCTCTGCGAAACTGTTCCACCCGTTAGCGGGTGGGCCCGGGAGCGGTACTTCACCAAGCATACCGAAACGGTTCCCCGCTGTGTACGATGGCGTTCTTGACAAACCAATCACGCGACCTTTGTTCTGCGACATACCCCGAGACATGCTTGACTTGTCGCTCGTCATCAGAAAGATCGGCTCGTAGATGAATCCGATGACGTCGGCCCATTGCGTAATGATCTCACGCTTGCCATAGGTCTTCTGGTTCTTCGGAGAGTGCAGCAACAGGTCCCAAGAGTCGTATTCGCCGACTGTTGGATCTTGTACCTTGCTGCTGAATACATGGCAAGTAATGACGATGTGCAGTCCACCATACACTGCGAGCAGATCGAGCTGCTTGAGCAACGCTTCGAATGCAAGATTGGACAGGTTGTATGCCTTGCCATATCCCCCATGCGCGCTTTCCATTGTCAGCTTGCCTGACTTGAACGTTGGGTCGCTACGCAATACGAAGTCATGGATGTGACGCTCAAGCGCGGTACCGCTGTCAAGTACAAGAGTCTTGAACGGCAGCTGGCCTTTCTGCGCATAGTGTGTCAACTCCTGCATCAAGGACAGGACTTCTTCGTAGCTCTGCAGCATACGCGTCTTCGCAGTCGGGATCGCTGCGTACCCTACCTCCAGCGGTACAAGCAATGCACCCGGCGCCATTGATGCCATGGTGGTCTTACCCATCTTCTCCTGGCCAGCCAACACGATGCGCAGACCCGCACGGGAGGCGCCTGTGGTCACACTGCCGAGAATGCTCATGCGCATTAATCCTTGAAGTTATCAGCCAGCTTGGTGATTCGATCTTTGATCCGTTGGATGTTTTGTTTGCGCTGGTTCCACAGATCTGGGTCAATGTACTCTTGGACGTTGTTTCGAATCAGGGTATACAGGTACGTCGGTGACAGTGCATCTAGCTCCCAGCTTTCTGCATTCCCATCGCTGACGACCCATGGATGCGCATCAACATACGCTTCAAAACGTGCGTCGCTTTGCTTCGCAGGATTAGGAGGTGGCTTCACCTCCTCGATTTGTTCTCGTGTCAGCGCAATGCGCTTAAATTCTATGTCGACTTGTTCTCTTGTGAACAACGTGAGCCTGTCGACTAGGTCACGTGTCATATCGATACCGCTGGGGTCGTGGTCGCCTAGATGCAGGAGGACCACCCTTTGCGGGCTAGCCCCCATTATGCGCTCCTTGGCAAATTCTCGCAAGGTTGATGCGCTTGGATACCCGCGTGCGGGCAGTAATGGGCAGTCATATTCATGACATACCCGTTCGAGTACGCCAGCCAGCGCTTCTTTCTCGACAACGATGAACACGCGAGTCTCTTGGTCCTGCCACAGGTCTTCGTGATAACCACGCGCTGCGCCGTACAGGATCGAGCTTCCGCTGTCCCAATGCGAGCGGTCGATGAAGGCGCGCGTCCGATCTTCGATTGCGTCCCAATCGATGTATCCAGACAGTCGCGCCTGCGTCATCAGGTTCTGCACGTTGTCATAACTGGTCACGGTATTCGGCACGTACCCGCGCGCGACGAGCTGGTAGTAGAGTTGCCTGATTGTGAGCTTGAAACCTTGTTTGATGTACTCGGTGACAATCGAGTCACACTTTGCGATCAACGCAAGCGAAGGCTTGCGGAACGCAGTCGGTTCGCCGTAGGCTTCTTTCATGGCTGGTCGATCACGCTTGAGGGCTCGACTTGCACCGGATACCCCATCGATTTGGCGAGCTCTGCCCCGCGTTTCGGAGTTTCGTTCCAGGTGTCATGCCAGTAGAACCCGGTCTGCCCCTTGGAAGTGAACTCGAAAGTCCCACCGGTCTCTGGCAGTTCCAACCGTTGCCCGTGGAAAGGCCCTCCGCGTAGAATTTTGACTGTCATTGATCTGCCTCCATACGAATCGATTGGAAAGTCGGGAAACGAGGCTTGTCCTTCACCCCGTGCTTGAATGACTTGTACTTGATGGTCTTGCCCACAATCAGGGACGGGTCCTCGAACCATGCTCTGCGCTCCTCATGTGTCATGCTGCCAGCGCTAACCACAATTTCGTCGCCGGTCTTCGCGTCTTTGCACAGTAGAGCGCCTATCATCCCGTTGGGTGCCATGTTGGCCTGGTGCGTACTGCGTTCGGTATAGCCTAGCGCGTTGATGGTCGCTTCGTTCATATTCGTTTGGCCTTCTTGCAACGCTAGGACAACTGCTTCTTCTTCGACGAAGTGTTTGATACGCAGCAACCCGCCTTCGCGTACCGTGCTGCGACCTTGCTTGTGCAGTCCCTTCGGATCGCGTACGATAGTCCCTTCGAAACCGTAGTCGATGAACTGTTCGTCGAGTCCCCGAAGCTCGGCCATGTTCTTTACCAGCATGTTTGGCACGATACGCAACTGGCCTACGACCGTGGTCGGCATACTTGCCGCCAGCTGTTGTACATGGCTGCAAAGAAGCGAGTATCGATCGATGTAGGGCATCTTACAGGTGTCAGCTGTCACATAATCAAACAGCCACCACAGTACGAACGGTTCGCCTTGGATGGTTGAGAGGGCGCTTGTGGTCTTTCTGCACAGCGCAGGGTCGCTTTCTTCAGCTGCCGCAAGCTCTCCATCAAGGCCCATTAGTGCGCTGTGCGAAAACCATTTCGTGATGAATCGGTTGGCGAATGGTTTCAAAGAACGGCCGGTCATCCGACCGTACATATTCAATCCGCGTACCCCGTCGATCTTGGGTTGCACGCACAAGGGAAACTTCAGCTTCTCCTCGACGTAGTCCTCAGCAAGCATCGGCTTCATCGCATCTCCACTTCGCCGTTGAGGTTCTTGTCCAAGAAATCGAGCATGGCTTCGACTTGCTTGCGTACAGCGTGCTCGGGTGGCAACCCGTTCTGGATCTGCGTCCGAAAGCCCCTGATCGCCTTTGTCGCACTGATGAGCCGTTTCTGCGCAATGTCCCCACGTCGAGCGCGCTCAAAGATGCTGACCTTGTTGTTCATTCGGGCCTCCGAACGTGTTTGTCGAACAGGCCCATTAACCCCGGCAGGTGAGGTTGTAGAAGGTCAATGATTGCGTCGGCGTAGACTCTTGCCTGTTTCTGCGCATGACTGTGAGTGCGCAGGCGCAGGAAGTGGAAGAGGTTGTGCAAATCGACGTTTCCGAGCCAGTGCACGTAATGGTTGACGTGCAGGAACATCCGCGCCTCCTCAGGCGCTACACCAGCGTCCAGCGCCTTCAGATATTGCGCGTAATCCAGTTCACATGCACGGTTCAACGCGCCTTTAAACCACTCCTGCACTTCGACAGGTAAGTTGTCTTCCTGTCCTTGCTTCTTGTTGGCGGCTTTGCCGCCGACAGTGTCAGGGATGTACCAGTCGCTCGGGAGTGTGATGTATCGACCGCTGGATTCGTTGCGACGCCACGTGCGATGACGCACCAGCTGGCGATCGACAAAGATCGGGACCTTGACTTCGATCCAAACTGAGATCATTTCGAACGGGCTTGTGTGCCCGTTGACTAGAAGGTACTCACAGAGCTTCAGATCCTGTGCGTAGGTACGCGCGTCACTTGGCGACCCCTTGTCCGATCCTAGCGCACCTTGTTCGAACGACAAGCGAGCAGCGTGCGCAGGGTCACGGTCATCTGCGTCGAATTCGTAGAACATCCTGGAGCCAGCTGGCTTGCCCGTGGGCCCATAGTCAATCAAATTGCGTCGTACGGGCCCGGCTAAATTGGTCAGGCGAACGAAGCCTTTGTCAAGGCACTTGACAGTGTAGTTAGTCATGCCGGATCTCCAGCGCCCCCAGCCGTGCGCATCGCCCGTCTGCGTCGATTGTCACGTTCGCCTGTACCCTTGCACTAACCTCGTTGAACTTGTCGATGCAAGCCTGTGGCAAATCGATCCCATCGGGGTCTGCGTGTA